CAAAAGAGATGCTGAAGAATTGTTCAACATCAAAAGTTGTTGGGGACCACCAAAACTCAAACCGAATTGGAAGGCTTTCAATGCGACATTGGAGCATATTGTAAATCCTTCCGAAATGTTTGTACCTTCTCTTTTGCAAAGGGCAAGACGAGATTGGCTGGCACCAATCAAGAAATTTGCAATCGAACATAATCAAAATGATCCAGTCCGACCATTAACTCTCAAGGAAATTATAATGGGAGTGCCAGGGAAGCGTTTTCTTGATGCAATACCCATGAATACAAGCATGGGTTACCCCGTCTTTGGGGCGAAGAAGAAAAAGTTTACCTACATAATGGTGGGAGAACATTGCGAGGATCGTATTCCTGATGCTGATATCATAACGGAGTACGAACGCTGCATCGCTTGCTGGGAACGCAATGAGAGAGCTTATCCGGTTGCCACGGCTACATTGAAAGATGAAGCCACTAATACAACTTCCGAAAAAGTTCGCGTTTTCCAAGCTGTAGCACTTGCTTTGGGTATGGGTATACGTCGTTGGTTCTTACCAATTGCACGTGTATTGTCCTTATGCCCGGAATTGTCAGAGTCTGCCGTTGGTGTGAATGCATTTTCATATCAATGGGATGTGTTGATGTCACATGCAGAAAAATATGCCCAGGATGGGCGTGTTATTGCATGGGATTATTCCAAATATGACGTGCGCATGAATTCGCAAATGACGTATGCAGTATTGCAGTCGTTTATTGATATTGCGGAATTGTGTAGTTACAGTAAGTATGATTTGGAGATGATGAATGCTATGATTGCAGACATCATCCATCCCTTGATGGACTACAATGGCACCATGATTATGGCGTACAACATGAACACCTCAGGCAACAATATCACTGTGAACATCAACAGTGTTGCCAATTCTCTATATGTCCGTATGGGTTTTTTCCATGCATGCCCCGAAGCACAAGATTTTCGAAAGGCTGTGGCGGCAATCACGTATGGAGATGACTTCAAGGGGAGCGTAGTGCCAGAATACCGAGAACGTTTCAATTTTCGGGTTTTCAAGGATTTTCTAGCCGAACATGGCATGAAAATCACGGAACCCAACAAGACGGACTCAGTTGAGGATGATTTGGGTGTTGATGATGCTGATTTTTTGAAAAGGCAGTCCCAATACATCCCAGAAATTGGATGTAAAATTGGCAAGTTGACGAAGGAATCGATGTATAAACCTTTGTTGGCTACTTTGCAGTCGAAGACTGAGACGCCCATTACAGTAGCAACGTCATGTGTGGAAACATACATGCACGAGTTGTTTGCTCATGGGAGACAGGAATTTGAGCATGACCAACCCAAGATGATTGAGTTGTGCGCTCGAGTCTTAGACTTCGTGCCAAAAGCAGTCCGCCTGACATTTGACGATCGTGTCGCCATGTGGAAGGAAAAGTATGATGGTCATTGATCATGTGTGAAGATTCGATGACCCTAAAAGTTTGTAATATATTGGATACCATAATTTGTACAATAAAGGCTTTATATTTACATGTTTCACATTTATTCGTTTGCACGTTTGCATTTGTACATATGCATAAAAGTTGTTTTTTCCTTTTAGTTTTAATTTATATGAGTTTCCGTGTCTTAAGCGGACTTTGTCGGGAAGTGCCCGACCAACACCGGTGGATAAAGTAAGTCCACAAGCACTGGATTGTGCGACAACCAGTTTGTTCTATTCAATGACAAACGTTCTAGGAGCAATCACGGTTTACGTGATTTATGCAATTGGAACAGACTGGTTGGAAAAGAGGAGGAGAGTTGAAAGTCAGGAAGTGCAACCACAGTCGGATGAGTTTAATGATTCAGTCCCTGCAGGTGAAATTTTGGAGCAGAACGTCAAATTTGTTGACACACATCCAGGATACATGCAGGAAGTTGAATCTAATATTGATCACATTCGTGATGCACCTTTGATGCAAGATGCCACGCTGGATGATTTTTTCCGGCGACCCATTCTTATAGGATCATTTCCTTGGACTGTAGGTAGTACGTTGTATGAACCCATTTTACCATGGCAATTGTTTTTTGAGAACCCACGTGTGATAAATCGTATTTCCAATTATAAACTTATGAGAGCTCGTTTGCACTTAAAGTTTACGATTAATGGAAATGCTTTTCACTATGGTCGCGCGATAGCATCTTACACGCCATTGCATCAGGACGATGCATTGACAGTTGATAGATTGTTTATTCAGGCAGATGTCGTTGGTGCCAGTCAAAAACCGCACGTATACTTGGATCCCACGAATTCGCAGGGGGGAGAATTGGTATTACCATTTTTCACTCCCTTGAATGTGTGGGATATTACGCGTGCGGACTGGCGTACAATGGGACGAATTATATTGCACAGCATTAACCCTTTGAAACATGCAAATGGCGCGACTGATAATGTCACCGTAAATGTGTTTGCATGGGCAGAGGATGTGCGTTTCGGTATTCCCACTCACATGGAAC